AACTTGTAAAGTAATATTATTACTAGAAGTTGCAACTGTTAGCAAGTTGCTAAGAGATTTGATTCCCTTAAAGTTAATAGTATTTTTATCAGTTATGTTTATTACAAGACTTTCACTAGACGTACCTACTGTATTCACACTAGGAAATAAATCTTGAAGTACAAACTTATTATTACCTGTTGGACTAGTTCTAGCTACTAGTAAGTAGTCTGTACTTACTACACTTGATTTAACTAACGTATTTAACGACGAAATAGTAGACATGTCTTTATATTAAATTTATTGGAAATTCACTCTCTAAAAGTAGTGTTACATTAGATGTAGCAGTTCCTTCTTTAGTAAGATATATAGTACTAGGATTAACTGTTACTGTTGATGGGGCTACACCTCTAGTAACTGTAGATGTTGCTGTTAAACTTACTATACAGTCTGCACAGTATTTATTTGCAAAGTTTAAGAATGTTTCTAAGTAGGTTGTAGGAGTATAAGTAGGAGTTACAAATGTAGCAGCATTTGATGAGTATGCAGTTCCTGTTACACTAGGATATATTGTAAATCTAGTAGTAGCACTTCCTATTAAATACTCTCCATCCGTTATAGTATGAGTTAATTGTTCTGTTCCTCTAGTTACTATTATTTGGTAACCTATGTAGTTTAAGAAGTTACCAAGTACGTCTATTTTGCTCGGTTGCAAAAGAACATTACTTACTGTAGGCAAAGTTTCTATATCATCAAATGACACTCCTGGAGTGGATGTTCTATTATAAATACAGTTAAGAGCTCTAGAGTCACAATTCTTTTTTTGTAATAGACTTAGAATTAATTCCATTTTAGTTAATTCTAAGTCACTACATGGTACACCACCAGTAATTTTGTTATAGTATGCAGTAACTTTAGTATTAAAACAGCTCTTAAGATTTTCTAGTACTGTACTATAATCTAGTTTATTTGCTACAATTGGTACATCTACTGATGTATTACAATCTAATATAGGATTTCCAGAATCTATAGGGATAAGTCTATTTTCTATCCCAGTTACAGACATCTTTAAAGCCCCCGTTGAAACCCAACCTGTTTCTGGGGCACATACTGCTACTCCAACTCCTGGGGCAGTAGATCCTACAACTTGATTACTATCTTGAATAAATTGCCAATTTGCACCTGAGTCTCTAGAAAATATTGAAAAATAAAAAGTTCCTTCGTAACTAGTATATGAGAAGTAATATATATAAGTAGATCCATCCTCTGATAGCCTTATATTTGGTATTACTTCAAAAGTTTGTCTTACAGAGCCATCATATACACTTATCACTGCTCCATCACATGGAGTAGTTGTTCCTTCAGTTCCACAAACTCTACAAATTTCAGCCATTAGTTATTGTATTAACAGCCACATGCACATGTTTCAGTGCAAAAGCTTTTAGCTTTATTATATTTATTAATAGAATCTTTAATATTAGCAGAACTAAATGCTGCATGTTTAGAACCTTGTATAAGTAGGTTTATCTTTTGTGCAGTTCTTAAATCTTCATCACATCTATCACATTGACATGTGCAGGCAATTGCTCTTTCTACCAATCCTGCTATACAACAATCTATTTCTGCAGTTCCTACTGCATATCCAGTTTCTCCAGTACTTAAAGTTATGCTTATAACCCCATTAAAATCTTCACCTACTGCTACGGATGATAAGCTCCAAGTTAATACATCACTTGCATCAGAAGCAATAGTGCCACTTGGTTCAGTAGTTCCAGTAGTATAATTATAATAAGTAAGAGAATCACTTGTAGGAATTCCACTTACTATGGCTGTTAGATTCTTAGAATCTGGAGAAATAGTTACTGATTCAATTACAGCTGGCATTAGCTTATAGTTTTTGTAAAGATAAGAAAAAGTAGGGGATTGCTCCCCTACTTTTCAATTTAATTAGATTAGAATATCTGCTCTGAATCAGTACCACCAGTAAATCCAAATACTGTAGCTACTTCAGTACCAGTAGCAGCTGCAGCGTAAGCAAGAGCAGTGCTACTAGCTCCAAAGTAAATTTTAACAGTATTCAATTCTCCTGCACGAGCAATTCCTGTAGAACTTGGCCAATCGTGTTCATACTGAATTTCAAGTACATCATACTTGTAACCAGCTTGAGCAAAAGTTGGGAAGTTGAATGGGAAGTACATACGGTTGAAGTTACCGTAGCGAGCACGTTGAGCTTTTTCAGCAGACAAAGCTTGTACATAGTTGCTAGAAGCATTAGTGCGAGAAGCGGTTACTGTACCAAAAGCACCTGTACCATCTGAGTAATTAGATGTAACATCGAATTCAACTCCATAGTGACGAGCAGTAATTGCACATCCTGAAGCTCCATTGTCTGTAGCACTAAAAATTGCATTCAATGTTTTGTTGTTAGCAATTGCAGAAGTAAGGGCAGTAGTAAGAGCAGTTTCACTACCAGCAGCAAGTTCAACATTGAAAATCATACGACCTGCGGAAAAGTTTCCAACTAATGGGAAAGCATAACCACCACCACTTAAATCCAAAGTACCATCGGTAGGATCTACATAGTGCTCATAAGCAGTAGGAGCAGTACGAAGTGCAATACGAATCATAACACTTTTAGTAGAAGTAGCTCCAAAATCTACAGTTTGAGTAGCAGTTGTTGGAACTACAGAAGTCCATTCACGATAGTTGATTCTTTTGATAAGGTCAGTATCAATGATTGGAGTAGCAATAGGATTACCACTAGGCATAGTTTGGAGAATTTGAATTCTTTTTGCATTCCAAACTCCAGCGGTACGAAGTGCTGTAACAAAGTTTGTAGAAGAATCTACATTCCATACTGAAAACTGCGATACGTTTGCTGCAGCATTGTTAGCAAAAGTAGTCGTAGAAATCATATCAGGATTATTTACTACAAATACCTGATTTAAATTTTGAGGTGCCATTTTTTCATGGGTATGGATAGGGAGTTCACATCCTGTTCCTGTGGTTAATGATATGTCTTTTGGCTTTCTAATATAGTTAATAAATACTGTGGGGATAACAAAAGTGTCATCCGTATGCAGATCTATATAATTTTCTCTTATTGTATAGATAGGAGCTCTGTAATCTGTGATATTAAATGGATCTTCCATCATAATAATAATATCATCATGTTGTGCATATTTACAAAAACTCAATCTTTTAGATGCAGTTGGAGCTGTCCTTTGCAACATATCTTGGCTGTTAACCAATGTATTAATACTCTGATAAATAGGATTAGACATTCCCTCATTTGCATTTATCCATGTTAATCTTAGATAGTATCCTGTAGCAGGATCTGTATCAAATGGAGTTATCTTTTGTAGATATATTGTATTGCTATCTACAGTAGCACTTTCTTGTGCAGTATCATCTAAATTACCAGTTCTAAAATCATTTATTGCTACTTTTAATCCTGGGATATTGAAGTATGTATTTTGATTAATTAGAAGATCTCTGGTTATTTCCTCTCCTAATGGAGTGTTAGTTACTTGAATAAACATATTAGACGGGGTATCCCATCTTTCTATTTGAGTTAGAAAAAATCCTCTTTCTGGAGGAGTAAGATCTAATTTAACTATGTTTATACTTTGATTCTGAGGAATATAGTTAGTAAATATTGAAGTGTTGCAGTTGTAGTATACTTCTGCAGTAATATTTACTAGGAACATATAATCTAGAGGAAGAGTATACCTATCTACATATATGTTGCTATAGTTACCAGTATATATGTATCTCCCTAAACCATCAGATAAATAGCCATAACTAATTGTACTACCATCTTGTCTAGTAACAAGATGCTTTAAATCATCTATCCTTTTCTGAGACTGTTCAAAGCCTTTACCCTGTCTATTAGAACTAGGATTATATCTTTGCTTTATGAATCTCATAGTAGCAAGATTTAGCTCATAGTCAATTTCTTCAGGTAGAAGGTTGTCAGCCTGAAAGGATGCAAGTTTTTGCACCCCCAGGTTGACAGCTATATGCATCTCGTTTACAGTCATTTATATCACTTCTTGGAGTCTAGCTCTCATGATATTTACTTGACCTGAGTTTTTCTTATTTTTGAAATATACGATTGCATCTTTGATATCCTCTCCGATAGTCTCATCTTCATAGATTAGTTGGTTTCCAATCTTACGAAGAACTGACTTTTCAACCATAGTTTCAATTTCAGCTCTCAATTCAAGGTTATCATCTAGACTATATTTTAAAAACCTCTCTGGATTCTTTTCTTTATAGTCATACAAGTTATTCTCAAGTTCAATAGCTGAAAGTCTTTCTGGGTCTGTTCCCATAAGAACTCTAGTCAGCATTTTAACCTTATCCATGTTGCCATTCATTTCTTCTTCAGAAATAGCTACTTGTCTATGTTTCATGCACCATTTCCAGTAAATGTAGTCCATTGGACTTACTGGGGTACCATCATCATGGGTACCAATGTTCAATTCAACTCCCTCAAAAGGCACTTTTAAGCTAAGGCTAGCCCAAAAGTCTTTAGTTTTTGCTGGCCAATCTTGGTGAGTTGCTGGAACATCTACAATTCCTTTCAATAATTTAGCTTCTTCTTCTCCATCTACTCCTTTGAGTGGGAGACGATCTACGAAAATAGATCCGATTTTAACTTTAGCTCCAGCTCTAATCTCCTTTGGAAGGTGGTTTAGAACCTCTTTTCTTCTAATAAAAATTTTTTTATCCATAATAGTGTTCTTTTTGTTTTAGTTAAGCCTAGGAGAAAGAATAACCTAGGGTTTTATGTTTAAAAGGGGGGAATGGTTACCCCCCTTTTTAATGCAAACCAAATAAAAATTACGATGCATTACATTGAAGGTCCAAACTAGTATCGAAGCGACGAAGCAAGATACCAGCGGTCTTCAACATATGAACAGAAGCACCGTCTATATCACTAGCTCTAGTGTCAGTTTCAGTAAATCCTTTTGGAACTACTGAACCTGCTACACACCAACGGAGCATTTCACGACCTTTTTTGTTTACCATCTGAAGGTTATTCTCACCATCATAAGTAGACTGGTCAACAAACACCATACGATAAGACTCGAGTGGAAGACCAGATACTGGGTGCTTCTTAGAAGCTTGAGCCACAGGACCGTGATCAAACAAAGGAGACTTAACTACATTTACTTTATGACCATCTACGTGCTCATAAGTAGTGAAGTAACCAGTAATACCCAAATTACGACCAGAACCAGTGATAAAGGTTGGCTGAGTAGTTTGAAGGTAAGAATTAGCAGAGTAGTAAGACTTAAGTGCACGGTCAAATTCACGAGCACCACCGATACCAGTGTACAAAGTCACTTGCTTATCAGTTGCATCAGTCATACCATAGAACAAATCCCCGATAGTCTCTTCAAGCTTAGCTTGAGTCAACTGAGAGTAAGTGTCTTTGTTGATGATCTGCTCAAGCAAACCAGGACCTGAGATTACAGGTTGGCCGTTTTCATCGAGCATAGTAGAAGTACCAGATGCATCGTGAGTTTTCTGACCATACCAGTAGTACATTTCACACTCTTCTTTAAACTTAAGCATGTGACGGTACTCTTCGTAATCCATCCACAACTTAGTCTTAGAACCTTCTTTCAAAGGCAATTCGAACTGAGCTACATAATCTTTAGCGTTACCAGAGAAGTGGTAAGACTTACGTACAGTACCAATCTTAGAACGAACAAGACCTGGAGCAGTCCAGTTAGATGCATTACCACGTGAGAAGTCAATACCCACGTTAGCATACAACATACCCCAAAGGGCACCTGGAGAACAATCAGCAACAGTTACATTAGGAGTATCAGGAGATACAATCTTCAAAGTGTATTTCCAACCTGCACCATCAGCTACTGGTTCGTTCATAATACGAACAAGAGCACCAGACTGAGATACCATGGACGTTCCATGAGTGCATTAACCAACGAGTTAGTGTCAGTCATTTGAGCATCATTATAGTAGGTCTTAAGTACTTGCATTAGTGCCATGATCTATATAATTTTAAAAGTTAATTGTTGTTTGAGTTTATTCAAACAGCCTCTTCATATCCAGTTTGTCTGGATCAAATTTCGTTAATTTCTTTTCAACCTTTCCGTAGTTCTTAACCCTCTCTTGCTGGTTAATCAACTTCTCTTTAAGGTTTTTAGCACTTTCAGTTTTAGCCTTAGTGCTAATAATATCGTTAAGCTTAAAGCCCTTGAACATCAAATAGTCAACTGCTAGTTTAACTTCAAGTTCGGCATTAGCATAATCTTCATCTCTTTTAGTAGCTCCACTCTTATTGATAGGGGCCGATATGTAATCGAAAAACTTTGCTTTTTCTTTCTCAGGGATACGGATTCCAGCAAATTCTTTACCCTCATCAATAACATTAGCTACATTCTCCCAAAACTCTTGTTGCTGCTTAGCAGTTTGAGCTTGAATTTGCTTCTGCTCTTCTACAAGTCTTTCTCTTTCTTCTCTTTGAATATTAGCTAGTTGCTTTTGAGCAATTGTAGCTTTATCATAGAGCTTACCTGAATCTTCGTAATCTTCGAGCATGTCTTTGATAAACTCTTCGTCATGCCCTTTAGTCTTAAAGTATTCAGATACAAAAGCCTTTTGGGTTCTAATATCTCCTTTGTCAATCTCATACTGGCTATAATCCAGGTTAGGATTGTGGAATTGTTGAAACAATTCATTGATTTGATCTTCTGCAATGTTCTGAGCAATATCTTTAGTAAACTCTACCAGACCTTCTTCAGTATCCTCGTAGTTGTTTTCGATATCGTATCCCAAAGCTTTTGCAATAGATTCAGCAATTGATACTTCTTCATCTGAGTTTTGATCATATTCTTCACCGTCTGAATCATCGTTATTATCCTCATCAGCAGTATCTTCATTATCATTATCATCAGAATCGGGAGTATCTGCATCATCATCAGAATCAGCCGTATCCTCTGGTTCATCTTCTAAAGTGTCAAGGTTTTCAGAGGTCTCTTTAGTTTCCTCTGTAGTAGTTAAGCCATCACCAATAAAATCGTCGAAGGTGATGTCTGCAATGTTCAATTTTTGTTCTTTGGTTGCCATATTACAAATATATTAGTAAGTACTTTGGTCGAAAGTATAAATTTATCTTTTATACTTAGCTTTATTATATCGCACTCTGTTCCTTAAACCCCCCTTAAAATAGGTATTTTGCATGGGTTCTATCGGCTGATCTTCTTGCATTTGAGCTGTTGCATCGTAGTACATTTCTCCACTTTGACCCTTTTTCATGAAAGGATACATGTGATTTCCTAAACTTCCAGGGGTATGCATGTTAGTATGCATAGGAGGTTGCTGCTCAAGCATTTGAGGAGCTTCTTCTTGCTGAGGTTCTTCTTGAGGAAGAGTTGGCATAGGCATTCCTCCTATGTTAGGACCTCCACTAGCATATGATTTAGCAGGTGATTCTATTACTGTTCCTGCATATGGACCAGTTGGAAAGTTTTGTATCCCAGGAGGTACAGACTTATAAGACTCTACTAAGTTACCTTGATTATCAATCTTATCTATATTGATAGGGATTTTCATCCCCTCAGTACTAAAACTCTGCCCAGGTTGTATATTAGGGAAAGCCATAGACTGATTTACTTGCCCTTGTTCGTGATACGGGCGTAATCCTTGCCCTTGTTCTTCTGGAGTTTGAGCAACTTGCATATCAAGTTGTTGCTGTTGTTGCTCTTTAGCATACTCTGATAGAAGATCTCTACCTTGGTCATAAGCACTAAAAACCTCTAGGATATTTCCAGGATATCCTATAGATCTAGACTTATTAAGTAATTCCCTTCTAGTTGAGTTATTCATTAGTTTGATTTGCCTTTATATCTAGTTCTCTTTCTTTAAGAGCCAACTGTTGCTGCTTAATTTGAAAATCTTGCATCATCTTTTCAAGATTAGCATTACTTCCTTTCTCACTAGCTTCAGCAGATATAAGAGCCTTTTCTATTTCAAGTTGACGATCCTTTTCTCTTTCAATAAATCCTCTTTCAACTTCCTGCTGTTTCATCTCTAACTCTTGCTGCTTCATTTCTTGCTCTGCTTGTTGCTGAGCTTGCTGCAATTCCTGAGCTGCTTTTTCAGCTTGAACTACTTTGTCTTTAATCTGAGAGAAGTTCTCACTTTCAAATATACTTATTACAGCAGAAGTTGGCAAGCCATTCTGAATCATAGACTGAGCCAATCCTTCAATTTGACGTTTCTTCTCAATGTCTTTGCCAGCATCAGAAACAAAGATTCCGTATTCTGACTCCATATGCTTTATTGGTTCTAGATCTATTTGATTAATAGAACCATCAGGCATTACATACATTGCCTTCTTTCCGTTAAGCCAAGCTTCCTTTGAGTAGTCCAAAAGGCCTTGGAGTTCTCTTTGCTCGAAGTGAGAGAACTTTCTAAAGATATCTTCAGTAATGTGCGAAGATTGAACAATGCTCTGCTGAGATGTAGCTTTTCCTTCATAGGTACCCATTTGGCCCTGTCTCTGCCTAGTCACTCCACTAACTTTCTCCCACTCAATCATAATAGATTCTAGAAGAGTAAGGTATTGAGATATTGTCTTGATAGACATATCCAATACAGACTGATGCTGAGGAGATAGTTGAATTCCTTCCTTGTTGTAATCTACCCAAGCAATACCTGTACCCTCTACAAAGTACATGAACTTATCCATGTCCCAGTTCTTAGGGATCATGTTAATGTCAAATTGAGCAATGATATCTTTACTACGAGCTATAGCCAGTTCAAGACGGTATTTGTAAATGTTATAGTTAAGCTGGTATGGAATACCTAAGCTTACTAGAGAAACACTCTGAGAGTTAATATCTGAGTATTTTCTTCCATTAATTGGGAGCTTGCACTTAGATGGATTATCCAGGCTAGCCCTTGGTTTGGGTAAGGACGAATGTTAATGTAGAATCTACG